TTCAAATAATGCTTCGGGATCGTCTAAGAGTTTTTTATTTCTTGGCTCGCCTTATTGATCGCCTTTACATCAGCCCGCATACCCGAAATAGATAAAATCTGTACCGCCAACCAGCCAACAAATTGACCTGATTTTTTATTCAGTTCGTCAATGTCGCTATCTGAGAATAACGGTTTACCATCCGCGTCACACGCGCCCTTTGAACAGATCCACGCATCGTGACCGTAAAGGTCTGTCATTTCCATGTTTGATTCAGAACTATCATTACTCCGCTTCAACATGGCGTTCGCAAATTGACGCTTTAAATATATATCCTGGTCACCTCTGGATAATTCTTTGATGTAAATTTCTTTACCAGCCCAAACAGGAATAGAAGCAGGCACAGTTACTTTTTTGGTTGACAGATCAACCATTGCCAGAATTTCATCACGAGTTAATGCCATTACAAAAACCTTTCACCGGCGAGTTTTACCCCGCCGGATATATTTTTACCAACCGGTAGGTTCACCAGAAACTTTGATAGTGGCAGAGAATGAACCTTGCGCTGCCATAGGGGTTTCAGGTGTGTAAGCGGTAACGTGACCGGTAAACGCAATTGTTTTGATGGCATCAGGAAGGATGCACTTCCAATTATGGTTCACGTTATCCTTGAACACTTTGACAATGCCGGTCGTTCCGTCATGGGTAGAGTTGGTGGGTAACCAGTTACACTTGAATGAAACAGAACCGCCATCTTTTAGACCCGGAATTGCTTCTTTGAATTGATTCGTTGAAGTTCCGCGATTAGTTACGTCAATCGAATCTTTAGACATACTCGGAGGATCGAAGTCAACAACCTCTGCAATGGCAGTGAACACTTCAGGGGTTGCCCCATCACCTAATTGCAGAATCGTACCAAAAGCCCAAAACGCACTTGAAGGCATATCTATACTCCTTTAGTTGGGATACCCAACAGGTAATCTTAATACAGCGACTTTCAAATCAACATCGCTGCATGTGATTCTCACAGTGCCAGCAGCGGACTTCCAGCCTTGAGAATTGGTCAGGCCGATTGCAAAACACGCAAACTCGGCAATTCCTACTGAGTAGGTGGTAATATCACCGGTTCTGTTCTTTTCATCCGCAACGCTGGTAATTGTGATCGTTGTAGCTCCAGCACCCGTGTTTTGCACAAATAGCAATTCCCGTCCGGTACACTGAAAAGTATCTCCGTCGGTTAATGTGCTTGCCGCTACGGTAAAATCAGCGGTTCCGGCTGCCGCACCCGCGAACGGGTCAAGCATTTGTTGTACAGTTATAACTGTTGGTGCTGCCATAATTACCTCCTAGTTAGGGTATCCAACTGGCAGTCGTAAAACTGCGCATTTGATGTTGGCGCTTGATGGGGTTAGCTTAATTTGCCCAGACGAATTTTTCCAACCCGGAGCATTAGTTAATCCTTGACCAAACATTGCAAAATCATTAGCCGCCAACGAGTAAGAGGTAATATCCTCTGCGCGCCCCCTTTCATCATCTGCACTTGAAATAGTGAGGGTGTTTGTACCCGCGCCATTTGAGATCAAAATAACCTCTCTACCCGTGCAGGTGAATACGTCCCCCTCCGTGACCGTCAACGCCGTAAAAACAATATCGGCTGTATTGATCGTCAACGGAGTTGTGGGGAATGGCGACAAAAGCTGTTGTACCGTGATAACAGTTGCTACCATAATTAATACTCCTTTGTTAATTTCTCGAATAACTTATTCTGTTCTGACCTTGCCACGTGTGTAATCACATGCAAGATCATATTGCCCTTGTCTGTGTCACAATGACCACAGTTGTTACATTGGAAAGTATCAATAACGCCCTTCCATGTGGTTTTATGGAAGTATTCGCGCCTTAACTTTGCCTCTGGTTTTACATCTGGCACGCCCGGCGCTTTCTCTTCGATGGTCTCAATTATCTCAACAGGATCGTTTTCGGGAAAAACTTCATCCGTCAATCCGCCCGCGATAATCGGCTCTGGTGCTTCGGTTTGTTTCACGTTTTTTCTTCCTTTTGGTCGTGACATAAATATCCTTTCTAATTGTTGGTTCCTATTTCGATCTCGATAATGCGTCTGTATGCTCGTTGGTCAGGGTCTTTAGGTACGTCTCTGAAATTGACAAAACAGTAACCCACGTTCATGCTTCCCATTTGACCCCGGAATCCAGACAGTGACGTTTTTATCAATTGTGCTCCATCATCCGCGCCCGTGATCGTATCTGATATTACATCGCATTGCACGAGCACCGTTCTAACTGAGTCACCGCCATGATGATACTGTTGCGGGCTGGTAACTATCCATAAATAAGCATAAGGATAAGTTTGCCCGTCCGGTACATCATCGCCCGTGATTCTGTTTCCAAAGACTGCGAACACAGAGGCGTCATTCATAAGGTGTTTGATGATGTTCGATTTTACCTCTGCCATTTTGCCTCGATAAGCAATTTAGCTCCATTGTGCATGGCGTCAATTACTTTATCCCGATCCTCAATTGCGGTCGGCCTGACAAACGGGTGCGGCTTGTTTCCTTGTGTGGTATGCCAGTTACCGTTACGATCAACGTACCTCCAGGAGGTTTTACGCCCGTTCCCGGCCTCTGCATAGATACCAGTCCCAAATTCCTGATAAATCGCGTAGGGGGCTTCTGGACCAACATCGTCCTCTATTTTTTCCATGCTTGCTTCAACGATATGTTGCTTTACACTGTTTTTCATGTCGCCTGTATCAACAGCCGCGCGGTTCTGCATACCTTCTACCAAAACATCGGCTCCGCGCTTTTCAATCGACTTAAAATCTTCGACATTTAAGTTTATCCTTGCAAGAGCTGCTTCAACCTGTTTGGTATCAAATTGCAAGATCGGGTTCATACAACAACCGCCTTGAGTGCGCAAATGTATCCGAACGCGTCCCGATTAGTTATTCCGGCTATTTCGTAGGTTTTATCAGGGTAATTTGTAGTACCAAATCGCCCAACGACTTTAAATTGATCGCCTTTGACCGGGATGGCGGTTGCACAATTGAAACGAACTTCGCCTAAGAGTATTTCCAAATCAACGTGATCTTTCCATATCGAAGCGGTTGGTTTATCTGTAAAAGAGCAGGCCACGTGTACGTTGGTTGTTGTTGTAATCGGATGATTATATTTATCGTAAGTACCAGTATTAACGGTCTTTACTAAATATCCGTCATCACCATAAACGGAGGTCTCTGTCACTCGTTGAAGCTGTGCAACCAACCGGGCATTAGGTAACATCATGCACCATCCGGGACGTCATAAGTACCGTCCTTATTCATTTCGTAACTATCCGCACGGTGAGCATGTGAAATTGAACTTGTTATTGTAGCTCCTGGAGAGATACCGTATTTCTGGCACTTCAACTTGAGCATATTTTCAAATGCAGAGCGTGCCTGTCCATTTGTAACGTTCATCCAATCCAATCTAAAATCGGGAATAGATAGTTGCGTGATTATGTACTCGATACACGAGACCACTGCCTGACCAATAGAACTTGTCAAGAAATGGTTGATCGTTTCATCCTCAAGGTAATGCCCGGCTTCGTTGGTATCGCCTATTTCGAAGCGAACCAGTGCCAGATTAGAAGAGAGTGTCGTATCGTAGGTAAACATTTTTTACCCTTTCAGAGAGTAAGAAGCTGCCAGAGTCCCGGTAGGCGTGCCGTCGTTATTCGATCCGCCTTGAGTAAATTTCATTAAACCAATACCTTGAACATTAAAAGTCATATAACTAGACTTTGAAGCGGTCAAGGTTATTTTAGTATCAGTCAAGGTAATAGCCCCACCGGTCGCGGTTCGCTCGGCATAAGGATAGGCAGTACCGCCTGGTTCCATTAGAACGGAAGGGGTGATAATCAATCCAGTTTCATTACCCTTGACATAAGCAAAATAAAGAGTCAAGTACTCTTTCCCGCGACAATCTATTTCAAACCCGACAAGAGTTTGGGTAGTTTTTGAGATCGTAGTAGCGGTTTGCAATACTGCATTCATAGTCCCGCTCCTATTATGATTGAGTTACGCCATTGAGTGCAACAACAACCCATGCGGTCGCTGAAATAGCGTACAAAGTAAATGATGCACCCGCGGCGGCGGCAAATGTCATTGTGGTGCCACCTAAACAACCGGCAACGGTTACGACGTGAGCAAGTGCTTCAACAGTGTAAACCGTGATGAATTTATTGACGTTCGCGGCTCCAGGTGCAGCTAAGGTGTAATCGCTTGCGGCGGGGGTTGTTTTGGTCAGTTTGGCAACGGCGATTGACGGGAGAATAGCCTTCCCTGCTGCATTTGCAGCGTTATAAGCCACGGGGGCGACGGGGTCATAATGTAGACCAGTCACATTACCAGCAACATCACCGGTAACTGCACCGGTTACAGCGCCAACTAAACCACCACTTGCTATAATTCTGCTTCCAAAATGAGTATCTGCCATTTCATTATTCCTTTACTAAGTACCCTTTCGGGGGTTTAGGCATTTCAGCCGATTGACTTGTGCCGTATTTTGGTTGGCAAAACCAATGTTACTTATGGTATAATTGAACTGTCTAGGGTCAATAATTCACCAGCAAAGAGCACTATTTATGTCAGACCCTAGACAAGTCTGGTGAAGCATGAATGGTGCTCTTTGCTTATGAGGCATAATATGCAAAAGACATGTACAAAATGTGGTAAAACTTTTCCGGCAACTTCTGAATATTTTTCCAAAAACAGCTCTAGCAAATCTGGGTTTTATTGTATTTGTAAAAAATGCAGAAGCGTTATTCGTAAGTTGATTTACAATACCAATGAAGAAGAAAGAACAAAGCAAAAAGAAAAAAGCAAAGAATGGTACTCCAAAAATAAAGATAGCGTGAAACTTAGACCAAGTTATGACACGAAAGAATACTGCAAAACATACTATAAAAACAATAAAGACAAAGATAAACTTAGACATAATAAACGAATTTCTGCTATGGGCAAAGTGTGGAAACACGAGAACAAACAGATAAAAGAACTTGTTATAAAGCAAAATAACAAATGCTTTTATTGCGGCTGTAATCTTGAAAAATACACTATTGACCATATCGTTCCCGTATCTCGTGGCGGTTCAAATCTAATTGATAATATTGCTATTTCTTGTCCTTACTGCAATCTAAGTAAGGGGTATAAATTACTTTCTGAGTGGAAACACTAACCCGATTGACTATGGGGCGGTTTTTACGCCGCCCCTATTGTTAGTTTAGACTAAACGTTATGACCATAGATGAACCTAAAGTCATCGAATCCGTAAGAGCAAGCGAAGTAGCCGCGATAACCAGCAACTAAGTTATAGTCACTGTTAGCGTCAATTGCCATACCCGGACGATCCAGCCAGTACCAAAGTAAGTGCTGTTTTGCCATAGTTGAATCGAGCATAAACCACTTGGTAGCGGATGAAAGAAGGGGATCGGATACAATACGAAGTCCCTGACCATTTAAAGCGCTTGCGGTGTTGTCAGCGATACCAGGTTTCAAAAGACCTTTAGTCTCTTCAATCGCAGTGGCTTCCAATTCAGTAGGAACGTAAAGAGTATCGTAGACGATAGGCATAATGTCGCCGCGGTCATCGGTCATCTTTTTACCGGCTTGCATAGTTGCTACAATAGCAGCATAAGATAACGCAGACCCACCCAAGTTATCAATAGCAGTTGAATCTTTTTTATTGCGAGGGTGATCGTTGGCGCAAAGAGCCTTACCATCGCCACCCAAGTAACTTGAAGAAAACGCGTTATTGAAAACACTAGACTGGAATACAGCGATTGTTTTACCAGCAGCAGTACCAAAGTTTTGCGCCTTGCGTTGGATGGTGTTAGTTTGCGCGGTGCGCAAAAGGATACGATCAATAGTCAAAAGCTTGGCGTATTGTTTGATTGTAAAGGTTTTCTCGTAAAGAGGAGCAAAGGAATCTGATTCAATAGTGGCTTTACCTTCAGCATCACCTGATTGATATTCATTAAACTGCCCTAACTCACCAACGCCCTGACTATATTCTGCCATTGCATTAGTATCCATAACATTATAAAACTGTGCAGCCGCGGACGGATAAGCGTTAAGTCGCAAATCCCATTCTCTACGAACAATCGGGAGAATGTCACGAGGCCATTGAGCGGTAATCATAGTAGGCATTTTTATTATCCTTTAGCAAGTAGCAAACTTGGTAACTACGCAGAATACAGTGAGGCCGGCATCTTCAGTCCGCCAAACAGACAAACAACCGTTTGTAGTGTCTGCAACGTCAAGAGAACCATCTGAATTGAAGTCACCCACCTTGCCGTTGAATCCAGACAAAGCGGAGGCATCAGCATCAGCTGTACCCTTAATAACGTCACCGGGTCGAATCAAATAAACTTTGATAGGATCGGCGGCGGTCGCTGCGGCGATTGTAGCTTCGGCGGCCAAACCAGCAAACAAAACAACCGATGCGGTCGCTTCGTCAAGCTCACCACCGGTCAAAATAAGCGCGGTGCCAATCTTGGTTTCAAGTCCAGTAGACGCTTGCAAAGTCGCTACTTTTGGCGGTTCAAGCCCAAACAAGTTTGTTACATATTCCCACGAATAGGTAGGTGCGGCCATTTTTGTTACTCCTTATTGTTTTTTATCCATGTTTTTGGCATACTCTTCTGGTTTTAATTTGAATAAGTTTGCCATTTCCAATTGTTCAGGTGTTAGTGTTACTGTTTCTGGACTTCCGCCGCCTTGTTTACCAGCGGCAATGTCGAACGGTTTGTCTTTCATCAACAGCGACTTGTTCTTTGATAGCCAGGATAACTGTTGGTTCGTTGTTAGTCCTTCGGGTACAAGCCCTCGCATTGATTCAGGTAATTCGTTAATCTGGCTTTCCAAAACAGACTTAAGAACCTTTTCTGATTCTTCGGCAACAGAGGCTTTTGGCCTGAGACTTTCTGCGTCTGCTTTTGCCTGCTCGTAAAGCGCCTTAAAGTTATTCGCCTCAACGAGACGTTTTTCTTCGGCTTCTTTGTTCGCCTTGTCAATTGCAGCTACGCGTGCTTCTAATTCTTTGCGTTTGGCAATTTCTTCATTTAGGCGCGATATGGGTACGGTGTGTTCATCTTTTGACGCGGATGATGCGAGTTGTTTTTCATACTCCGTAATTGACGCCTTTTCTTCATCGGTGAGTTCTTCGGCTTTTTTAGCCTTCAATAAGTCAAACTGTTCTTTTGTTAACATTCTGGGTTTTCCTTTCACGATTTATAACGCCTGCGCGGCGATGTAATAAAAAAGCGGGCAAATCTCAAAGAGACTGCCCGCTGGGCGAACCCGGTGGTATTTAATCTGAGTTTATTATAGCATAAATTATTAGAACTATACATCCCTTTTATGTTTAGGTATCACAGAACGCGGTAACTCTAAATATTCTTCTATGGCCCCAAGAGCAATTAGAAGCGCCTGCCTGATTGCCATGAGCAATACTTTTACGCGCGGGTCAATCATTTTCGAAGTGGCTTATTTTATCAGCGTAAAAAGAAACGGCCTCCGCAATAGCTTCACTATCTGTTTCTATATCATCAGTTGTTTTGATGTAATTTATGAGAGCCAATTCTTTTTCAGTTACTTCGATTGTAAGTTTCACTTATTCCTCATTTCATCAATCCACAAAACAATAGCAACCCCAAACAAGAACCCAATTATTAAACCTGCCATTTGTCAATTGCCTTCAAAATTATTCTTTGAATTAACCACTTCTTTATTTTACCAAGAATAGACGGGTGCTGTTGCAAACAATAAATCATTAATTTCTGAGCGCGGGTAAATGTCACTCCTGGACGTGATAACACCTTCATCCCGTCAAATGCGCTTTGTATGCCTTCTCTAAATTTTTGTACAGCCTCAATAAACTCTCTATGAGAATCTTTTTGGGGTTTTGTTTTTACTTTGTATTTCGTTTGTAATTTTTGAATATCTAAACTTGAAATCATTTTATCTCTCATTTCTCAGAAAACACTTTGCTAGAATAGTTGCTACTCGTTCTTCGTGGTCTATTGTGTCCTCATCATCTCTCATTTCGTTTAGCAAAATGTGCATTAACTCGTGTACCACAATTGTTTCAATGTTGTTTTCTTTTTCGTCTGCAAGGTGGTCTTTGTTGACTCTGATGGTTGCGGTCATGTAAGGCCAATTTACGTGGCAACAAGCTAACGCATTTTTGTCGTTCTCGATCTCAATAAATTTATGAGAATCACAGTAATGGCATGTAATAACCCACCATTCAAGCCCTAATTTTTTGGTCCATTTATCAGCATAATCATCAAATAGTTTTGTGTTTCCTGTTAATTCTTTATTCTGCGACATCTCCAGCCTTTCTATACTCGAATTCGCATTTACAATTCATATTACACTCAGAATCACCTATTTCTGGTAGAGTTCCTATTGGTTGCCAACCCATACCTGCATATTCTAAACACGATCGACAATGGTCCGCTGCTCCCAAAATTCTAATTTCTTCTGTGTACCCATCATTGATCTTTTCGCGTCTCTCAAATCTCTCCAGAGCCGCATACCCCGATTCTCTGTAAAGATTCATGCGGTTATCAAGTCTGCCAGTCAACCATTTAGCCGGGTCGTTAGCAATATCGGATGCAAATTTATCCAGAAACGCAAACTGTTTTTTTACTTCCGATCCAACATACCCCCAGTCTGCATACGTGACAAAGTCTCTGCCGCCCTTGACTAATATCATGGCGGTATCCTGCTCTTGTACGATTAACGCCCGCATTTGGCTAGTCCATTCTCCTAAAGAAATTGAACCATCCTTTAGCGCGGCTGCGAGTTGATCCCAGTTCATTTTATCGCCTTCAAATATTCCAGGTACGCTTGTCTGATTTCTTTACCCGATAATATTCTTCCGGTTTTATCAGAGTATTGTTTAGTTTTTGGGTTCCAATAGAAATTAGCCGGCTCTTCACTTCCAAGAGGCTTTGCCTCCAATAGTCCCTTGTATTTCGGTGGGGCATAATCGTTCCACTTCCTGACAAGTTCATCTATCTGTTCGGGAGTGGGTGGTTTTATTTCAGTTACGGGCGGGAGCGGTTTACCCAGTTTCATAATTTAATCATAACCCTTCCGTTGGTACAACATCCTCTTGTTCAAGAGTAATTGCTGCCAGTTTTTGAGTACCGAACTCTGTCATTTCTTCCTCTGTGAATCCAAATGACTTTAGCACCGCCTCGACTGGAATTTGACCACCAGAAGCGGTATAAACGGCGGCGGCGGTTTCCCATGCGATCTTCTTTTCCTGATATTCCTTGTCTACAACATTGTCGCGGAGTTCTGGAGAATCCCACTCAACCGTCAACCGCCCTAATTCCGGTGGGTCTTTGAATCCTGAAAATGTCTTTTGGATCCTTGCGGTGAGCTCGATCAATGACCGGACACCCGAAGTGTTTTCTTTTTGGAATCTTTGACACTTTCCGATCAATCCAGTTTCAAGTTGTTTTAGTGCCTCGCCTGACAAGTTACCTTGAGTAGTAACTCCATAAATAGGGGTAGATGTAACGTGAGAAATTTGGATCGTTAGCTTTTCTATTTGCCCGGTGTATTGTGAAATATCAGTCGCTTCAAATTGGCCAACTCTTGCGGCTTTGATTAATTCTATTTGTTCGCTTGTCGGGTTGACAATTGGTTTACCGTCCGCGCCGGTAAGAGTTAGATTAATTACCGCGCCTGGAGTAATCCCTGACATATCCATTTCCATACCGATTGACCAGGTAATCTTAAACGCCGAAAACTCGGAGGCCATTACCATGCTATGAAGCGTGCGATTAAGTACATCCTGGGGCGCAATCCCTTTGCGTATTTCTGATTCTCCAAACTGAGTAAATGAATCTTTGAGGTTTGCATAATGAATGATTGGAATAACGCCAACAGGCCATTTCTTTACACCATCCTTAGCGCCGTCAATGTTTACACTTGTGTCAATTGACACTTCCTGTCCGTTCGCTTGACCTGTAAAGTAACTGATTTTGTCGGGCTGGTAAACAACGATTTTCATAGCCACATTGGTACTTGGTTCATCACTTGTCAAGTCCAGGTCTGCATAGCTATACAGTTTACACGCCCAAACTGGATAGTCCTTCCCTTGTTGCAATAAAGCGAACATACCCGAAAATCCATCGTACCCAGGCTCAACGATCCACTTACTTGTCTGAGGGTCAACCATGACGTAAGAATCGCCGTCCCTGATAGCGCCCCTCCACATCATGCCCTGAATGGCTTCAAAGTCGTTATCCAGAAGCAGGTTATCAATGTATGTTTGTACTGGATTTTCGGCGTCTTTTTCAACTTCAATATCCGTTTTTATTTTGGATACATTTAACCGCCCGGCCATTTTATCAACAACGATCCCCATGTAATTGATGTTGAGATTATTCAGTCCGGCTGTGTCTGTTTCAAGCCGTAACATCTTACGCATTTGAGTAGTAAGTGTTGCGTCGTGATCCCCGCTCACATATCTACGATATTTTGCAGTACGCGCCCCACGTTTTGTCAGAGCCGCCCTGAATGAGTTAGCTCCATCAATAGCAAGGTAAAGCTGTTGATCTGTGTGATACAAAGCTGAACAAATAAGTCCCTCGTTTGACATAATTTTTATCCTTTAGATGTATTTATTATATATCATTTATCATCCTGAATGTAGTTAGACACACGCGCCTTCATCGAAACGTTTAGATTACTTGTTTTCTTTATATAATTCGCATAAAGAATACTTTCGCCCTTATCTGGAGAACGCCCGATCCGTTTTTTTATTTCGTCTTTTTCTTCAACAAGTACGCCGGCGGTCGTGTTTTTATATCTTGCGCTACACAAATCCGCTACAATCTCGTTACCTGGTGGTAAGCAGATATCCATACCATTTATGGGGTCAAGGGCATCCCGCATCTGCCAGTAATATTCAGCACGTAAATTACGCATTTTTAGCTTACCACTTTTGTCTCGATACTCACTAGTAGACGCAGCGTTTACCGCATTCAAACTTTTGTACATTGGCCTCAAAGAATCATAAGCAGATGAACCGATACCACCTATGTCTATATTCATCATCAATGGGTCAATATCACCCAAATCATTCTTGACCAACGCCGCCGCCGTAGGACCATCAACGACCGCCGCTCCCGGCCAGAAAGAGATTTCACTAAACCAATTATCATACCTCTTTGATAAGCTCATGTTATCTCTACCACCGCGTGCCGGGTCAATTCCAACAGCCGTCAAGGGAACGTCTGGTTTCTTGCGCTCTATCCATCGTCTTTGTGCTGCGAGTACCCACTCAGTAGGAATAATCTGCCAGGGGTCGGCCATCGCGGACGCTTGAAAATTACCATAAAGCATCTGTGATCGTAATGGTTCCGGCAATGCCTGTAATGTCGATCTGTACCGGTTATCCTCTGCTAGGAACGGGTTGTCATCTAATTTTGCCGGGATGAATGTTCTTGAAAGTGGATAGATTGTTTCTGTTTCTGTGACAATTGGATCCCCGGTTAAAAATTCCCTCTCCTCTCCATCAATCGTTGCATACCAGCGAAGTTCACCTGGTTTAGCAGGATTAGGATGTTTAGGGTCAAGCCATGCCCCCCATCGTTGAATAACCCAGTTTCCTTTTTCATCCGTTGGGGGATTTCCGGTACAAATTACTCTAGTGCGTTGACCTTTATTGGTTGTTCGTGTCCATCCACAAATAAACTCATAAATGCTTTTTTCAAATTCAGGTATTTCGTCAAAACCTTTAAGGTCATGTGCTCTTCCTTGCCAGTTTGTTTTATCGTCCTCAAATTGAACCGCCCCAAATTCTATTGTTCTGTTATTCGGGAAGTTCCATATTTTGTCTGCCTTGTTTTCTTTGGCAGCATCCTTGATTATCTCGCGCGCCCTTCTCATATTACCTTGTAAGTTAGGGTATGTCC